CTGAATCATCTTTCCACCTCCTAATATCAAAATGATAGCAGTCTGTAAGAGGTTTCTGATGAGCGCCAGCTCAGAGGTTTGTCAAGTGCTTATCTCATATACTTTTATGTACCTAACAGTTCTGCGATCTTCCTAGCTATTTCTTCCGTCATGTCTCACCTCACTTTGTATCTGATTGCCTTCTAAAGTTTAACTCCGTTTAACTTTTTAAGCAAAAAAATATTCACTATACTCACTTTTGTCTATCTCAAGCAAGCGTGACCATACCACTATATCTTTTTGCGAAAATCCTGTTTTTCCAGTCATCTTTTTGGATAATGAATTTGTCGAAATCCCTAAGCTTTCTGCAAATCGTTCCTGACTTCCATATTTCTCAATAATTCTACCTCTTAGCTTATCATAAGAGTATCCCATTTTCTTTTTTCACCTCATTTCTCCCCGTATAGCCGATAGGACAGCTTTCGCCTCTTATTTTGCAAACAAGATTACGAGACCGAGTATTACTGCTATCAGAAAAAGCACTTTTACAATAAGTTTTACAACTTCCTTAAACAGCATAGTTGTATTTCAAATGGATCTATGATAAAGTATCAAATAAGCAAGGGGAATTACTTCCCCCGCTTATCAATCACATCAGACTTTCTACAACCATCTTTATGACGGCTAAGAGAGTTCCGATGCTTAGGGCAAGCTGAGTAAGTGCGGTTATCACTTTCTCAGCTTTTTTAATGCCCTTTATCAAGTCATCCACTTTACTTCCTCCTTTCCGAAAAGCTCTATTTCCTTGGTATGATTATAGTTTAACATCGTTTAACTCATTTGTCAACAAGAAAGTTAAAAATAATTAAACTTTTTATTTGATTGTTTAACATTATTATGTTATACTTCATTTATCAACAGGAGGTACCTCATATGAAAAACCCAATTACAGCGCAAAGACTTTCTTTAGCTCTGGCAAACGCAAACATGATTCCTCAAGAATTATCCAATGCTTCCGGGGTGAACAAAGCATCTATCAGTCAATACTTGAACGGATCTCATTCACCTTCTAATCTGAGCAGCGGAAAAATGGCTCGAATTTTAAACGTCAATCCTTTATGGCTTATGGGTTTTGATGTTCCCATGGAAGTACCGGAATCATCTAACGATATTAATGAGAGTCATTTCCAGACAAAAGATGAACGCGATCTGGTTCTCTCCTACCGGAAGTTAAACGATCAGAACAAGAAAAAATGTTCTATATATACAACTACTCTTCTTACCAATCAGCAAATGGAAGAGGATCTCATGCCAAACGCAGCACATGAAAGCACAAAACCATTCACACCTGAAGAACGTCAGGACGATGAGGATATGCTGGACTAAGTTCTTTTTATCGGACAGCTAATCATTTACTATTACACTGGAGGTGTTGACCATGGAATACGATGCTTTACTAGATGAAGCCAATGCCGAAGGTATTTCCATAAAGGAACGTCCTTTCAAGACTTACGACGGACGATTAAAAGGCAAAGATATTTATTTAAGAAAAGATATGAATACAACGGAAAAGACCTGTGTACTGGCAGAGGAAATGGGGCATCATTATACGACTGTTGGAAATATCTTAGATATGGAATCTATCCAGAACCGGAAACAGGAGCGTCAGGCACGCTTGCACGGATATAATCGCCTGATCGGACTCGCGGGGCTGATCGAAGCCTATGAACACGGTTGCCGGAACCGGTATGAGATTGCAGAATTTTTGGAAGTCACAGATGAATTTCTGGAAGAATGTATCGAATGCTATCGAGATAAGTACGGGATATACACTACTGTTGACAACTACATAATTTACTTTATTCCAAATCTTATGGTCACTGAAATGATATGATTTTCATACTTATGATTAATATTATTTAAAAAAAGACATTATTGATGAATACTTGACAAGGTCTCTACATATGCTATAATACTAATTGCAATTAGTGAATGACTGGTGTCCGGTCACGAAAGAGCCTTTGAGAGTTGTCTCGAGGCTCTTTTTGTTTATGGTGAAATTTATGAAAGAAAAAATAGAATATACAACAGAACTTGAACAACTAGAAAAATTGCAAAAGCAAGGTCTAAAAGTTGAAGATATGGAAAGAGCTTGCTCATATTTACAAACATACGGCTATTATAATATTGTAAACAGCTATAAGGAACCATTTATTATTACCGATGGAAATGGTAATAAGCGATATAAGGAAGGGACTTCTTTTGAACAACTTTTTTCCTTGTACCAATTGGATCACGTTCTTCGCAACTCTATTATGATTGCAATGCTAGATCTAGAAGAACACCTTCGTGCTGTTACTGCTGAAATTGTTGCAAGAAACTTCGGTACATCGCCTGAACAATATTTACAATTTAAAAATTATCGAGATAGAAAAATTAAAGATCCCCGTTTTTCTCTTAATAGTATTCTCGATGTGCTTCGTAAAAATGCAAAATGCAGCGATAAAAATCCTATTAAATACTATCGTGATACATATAACTGCGTGCCTCCTTGGGTTCTTTTCAAAGGCGTATTTTTAAGTACATTGGTCAATTTTGTCCGTCTATTCAAAGAACCTCAAAAAGTAGATTTGGCATCAAAAATGTATGGTCTTCCAAAAGATATTAAACATATGGACGCAATTGTAAATCTATTAACTGATACACTTTTTATTTGTCTTGAATATCGAAACCTTGCCGCACATGGTGGACGTGTATATAATTATATTCCTCATAGCAAAACACGTCTTTCCGATAAAAGTAGCCAGTGCCTCGAGAACTTAATTACTGATTTCAATCAAAGAAAGAACACCTATGGTTTAGCATCATTACTATTCCTATTGGATCTTTTCAAATACAAGCAACCTTTTTTTACTATACAAGATGCTTTAAATACCGAAGTAAATCGACATTGTTCTCTGTATCCACAAGACGTACCTATGCTTTCCAGCATAACTGGCACATCTATTGAACAGGAATTAATAGTTTGGACTTCTGAATCAACCAAAAAGTACCACTTAAACAGACATTGTTCTGGATTAATATCGCACAACCAATTACCTATCGTGTCGGCTATAAAAAATGGCTATTCGCCTTGCCAAAAATGTTGTGCAAATCTTTTAAAAGATTATCCTATTTTAGGGATGAACATTTTTATTAAAGAAGATTCTGATATATCTTCTATTACGTTCCCCGAAACAAATGAGTAAAAAATATCTTCAATCGATATTATAAGAATCTTCAAATATAACTAATTTATGAGGTGTTGGATATGCCTTTCAAATAAAAACCGCCCCTGCTGGTAACAGAGACGGTTGAGACTAATGCCCCGAAGGATACACTAGTACGTTCGAATAATATTGTATCATCTTCGGGCAGCTATCGCAAGCGGAACACCCGTTCCTCGCTGGCTGTTATTTTTATACCCATTTTTGTGCGACGTCGCACATATACTTAGGAAGGTGATGTTATGAAAAATGAATACTGTATCTATCTGAGAAAATCCCGTGGTGATTCCGCTCTTGAAGCTATGGGCGTAGATGTCCTGGAACGGCATGAGCGCACACTCCTGGATCTGGCCAAACAGATGAATCTGTCGATCACTGCGATCTACCGTGAAGTGGTTTCTGGTGACTCTATTTCTGCCCGTCCTGAAATGCAAAAACTCTTATCAGAAGTGGAGTCCGGCAAATGGAAAGGCGTACTGGTTATGGAAGTAGAACGTCTGGCCAGAGGCGACACCATCGATCAGGGCATTGTTCAAAGAGCATTCCAGTACACGGATACTCTGATCGTAACGCCAGTCAAAGTCTACAACCCTGCCAATGAATTCGATGAAGAATACTTTGAGTTCGGATTATTCATGTCACGCCGGGAATATAAAACCATCAAGCGCCGGATGCAGGCCGGTCGTTATGCAGCGGCCAAAGAAGGAAAATGGCCATTTAATGCAGCACCTTATGGTTTCCGCCGATTCAAGCTCTCAAAAGAAAAGGGATGGACACTTGCATTGGAAGAGGATGAGGTTCCCATTGTGCGACTGGTATATGCGCGTTACACCGGACCTGACCGAGTTGGCATAACTACAATCCGACGCTACCTGAATGACCACCAGATGTTCACACGCTCCGGCAAATTATGGACGGACAGTATGATCCGCGAAATGTTGGCTAATCCGGTATATGACCAGATGGTTGCAATCGGTCGAAGAAAATGTATTACTGCATTGGAAGACGGTCAACCAGTGAAGAAGCGTCCCCGATGCGATGATTACGAAATATACCACGCCAAGCATCCTCGTATCATTGATCACGATGTCTGGATGGAAGCACAGAGCTACCTTGGAAGAGGAAAACCTAAACTTCCGGAGCAGTACAGCGTGAAAAATCCACTGGCCGGATTGATTGTGTGCAGCCAGTGTAAAAAGAAAATGCTCCGGCGTCCTGCCGCACCATCCGGAAGTAAGCATGGTGCTGACTATGATTCCATCCTCTGCAATACGCAAGGCTGCCTGACCGTAGGCTGCAGTCTGGATCTCCTGGAACATTCCGTCATCGATGCGCTGAGTGAATGGGTAAAGGATTATGAATTAGATCATGTTACTCCTGAAAGCAAGGTGCCAGAATTAACAGATCTCCTGGAGTCCACTGAAAAAGAAAAGTCTGCTCTTCTCTCTCAGAAAGAAAACCTTTTCAATCTTTTGGAGCAGGGCGTATACTCTTCTGAAGTCTTCCTGGAACGCTCCCACGTCCTTCAGGAACGAATTAATGCCGTGGACGATAAAATCCTCGACTTACAAAAAGAGATCGAATACGAGAAAAATAACGATGCACATATCCATAGTTTTATTCCATCCTGTAAAGGTCTGCTCTCCTGCTATTGGGATTTATCTGTTGCCGAGAAGAATAAAGCTTTGAAGATGCTATTACATAGTGTAGAATATAAGAAATTAAAGAAAAATAAAAAAGGGTACAAAGATGATGCGTCCTTTGAACTAACTATAAAGCCTCGAATCCCGCGTATTTAGGGGCTTTTCGGTTACTTCTACAGAAAATGGGAAACTTCGTTGTCCAGTATTCGGTAGAAGTAACGTGAAACCGCCTATTTACAAGGGTTTCCGAGTTTTTCATATCTCGTATTTTTGTCTGTTTTTGTCAGAATTTCTTGCCGGAAAACTCCCAATTTCCGGACGAGTTTCTACCTATAATAATGCTGATCAAAAAACGGAGCTTGCATCCAGTCATCCAGACTGTTTGCAGACTCCGCTTTTTAATTTTCTATTATTTCTTGACCAGGCGGATCTGAATTGCTTCAATTCCCTTACGGAATCCAACAGAACCAGATGCGAATCCGGCAGCTACCCAACCAGTCCAACCAATAGTCTGGATGTGAGTTCGGTACTGCAACTCATAGCCATCCGGCAGTCCCTCGATCTCTAAGATAATTGCTTCCAAACGCTTAGACTGTCCCTTTGAGCCGATCATGGTGTCCTTGGTAATGTAACCAAGATCTACCCAACCGGTACCCTGAATATGGCATTTGCCTTTCAGCCGCAGCTCTACTCCCAACTTTCTTGCAGCTTCTTCCAGATTGATCCAGAGCGCTTCCAGTCGTTTGCCATATCCGGTTGTTCCGGCAGTCTGTCCGTCCCGGACTTCTGCGCAGTCTCCGATAGTCTGGCAGTGAGCCTTATACTTCAAGCCCATATCATTAACCGGATTACCAGGCATCTGTCTCGGACCATTTCCACCGGAAGATCCACCGCCAAGAATTTCACTTGGGAAGTCACGATACACTTCGTTCATGTCCACCCTGCCGGAGATTCCCGGCACACTTCCGGAACTGCTATACTGCCACATGTCATAGGAGCCGGATATACCTACCGGCTTCTGACTGCTATACCGTGCAACCCATTTCGTGAACCGATCCAGTTTGTTCCCAAGATATTTCTGCCACCAGTACTGACCGGAATAGATTCCACACCAATACCCGGCTTTCTCAATGATGTCTCCAAATACAATAGCGTTTTGAACTGCTACTGATTCAGTACCTTTTTCCTCTAAATCATAATAGATCGGATAGGACATCTTGCCTTTATACGGAGCAACCAGTCTGAGGGCATGCGCCGCCTCGCTCTTAGCCTGTGCGGTATTTTTAGCGTAGGAATAGATATACACGCCCCAAGGGATTCCCAAACGTGTACACTCGTCTGCGTTTCTCTTAAACTGCTTATCGTCCTGGGATGCAATGTTGTCACCATATCCGCACCGGATGATTGCTCCCTGGATTCCGGCCGCTTTGACCTTGTTCCAGTCGATCACACCATTGTGATAACTCACGTCCACGATTAATTTACTCAAGCCAACCGCCCTCCTTCAACTCTGCTTTCTTCTGTTCAATCTCCGCCTGGTATTCCTGCTCAAATTTCTGCGACTCTTCCAGAGTCATTTCTTCGAGCTCTGCAACTTTCTCCGCTGTATAACCGTAAGCGAAACTCTTTACGATTTCCTGTACTGTCTGCTCTGTCATTTTCTGCTCCTTTCTTTGCATACAAAAAGAGAGCCAACATTTGACTCTCTAAAAAAGTGTTGATATTTGTTTGTACGTGGCATATAATATAAGCAGATAGAGCAATCGCCCACAAGGTGGGTTGACCTCAAGAAAAATTGGAAATTCATAGAATTACCACCCTTTCACTAGGCCAAAGTTTCGGGGTGGTTTTTCTATGCTTTAAAACATTATCTGATAAACGTAAAAACGAATGTCAGCAATGCAAGAATGAACATGCCAAACGCCATAAGGTCGTTGAAATCAAAATGATTATTGTCCATCAGCACCACCCCCATTCTATGTAGAATAGAGGTCAGCCACCCTGCAACACGATTGCTCTGAATCTATCTTATCATCATTTCTGTGTTACCGCAATTCTTATTCGTCTTTCCCGGCCTGCTTGATGATCTGATTTACGTACGTACTTAATCCAGCCGTTAGAATACCCTGAACGATCGAAGTGAATACCGCCATCGCCATTTCCTGACCGGTTCCAATTGGACAACTTGCCCAGACCCAAACGGCGCACAGAGCGATTCCGCAACCACCAAGGATCAGCGGGATATTCTTATCAGCTACGGCCTGTGCTTTCTTCAAAGCCATTCCGACAAAGTACAGCACCACTGCTACAACTACCAGTTCCGGTTTAATATAATTCATAATCTGTTCCATGTTGTTTTCCTACCTTTCTCTTTCTTTTTCTTTCTTCTTAAGATGCAGCTCTTCAATCTCGTGCATCATCTTCGTTATCATCCCATTGCCACCCAATTCATGATATGCCTCGTACATTTCACAGAAATTCTGGTATGCATAGGACGGAATCTCTCCGATCTTCATGTACTTGTCATGATACTCGATCAGTTGGACCCGTAACAGGAGCATTGTACCCTTGCTATTCGCCAATCTCTCTTCTGTTTCCTTGGCGATGCGATCATTTCTTTCCTTGGTATCTGCGATCTTCTGTTTTTTCTGTTCCTTCAGGAGCCAAATTATGTACCCCATAATAGCAGTTAAAAAGATCGGCAGGGCAATGAGATACGTTTGGAATAAAAACTCTTTCAAGCTTGCCTCCTTCCTAATTTGGGAAAAATATGACGCTGAATTTCCACTGCTCCAATGTTTTTGCAGCACCACTGTTCTGGTAGAATCTTCCAGTGATCGTATTGCCTTTTGATACAGGGATGGCGATACATCCCGACGACCAAAGCCTTGCCGTTGATCCTGTAGTGGTTTCAAAGTTCATATATTCAGCCCCATTCAATAGCAACCCGGCAATTCTTCTCACCACGCTAGAAGTTCCCATACCAGAAAATAGTCCTCCCAGCGAAACAAGCGCGTATCCGTTGCTAGGTACGTTATAAACCGCAACATTTGAAAAACTACCATTTGCTAAAGATACATTTGTTCCGGACTTGCTATAAAATTTAGGGAGCCTGTAATGTGCTCCACCAAGTGTCTGTCCGGAACTATTGGTAACATCTCCCCCTTTTGCTTTGATGCCGCCGGTTACGTAAAATGATCCATCTGTCAGTTGCAAATACGCATCCTTATACGTCCCACTTGAATTGAAACCATACATCCGAAGCGTATTATTACAAGAACCAATATAGCCAGTCAGCCCCTTGTTTCCTGATGGAAATTTAAGGTGTCCATTATCTCCGGCGGAGCCACGAGGATTGATGGTGACATCAGAGTTCATGACAGCGCCGGATTTATTCACCTTATTATTAAAAGATGTAGGAGTAATGCTCACTTTGACTTTGTCGCTATCCTGAAGTAATATCTCTCCTCTTCCTACTGATGTCCCAGCTGGTATTATATCCTGCATACTCGTCTGTGCGCCAACCGCTAGCCCATCATTTCCTAATGTTGACATTGTTCCATCTGAATTTGTTATAGTAATTTCTCTTAACGATGGATTAAGCTCGATAGTTGTAATATTTGTGATGCTCGGCATTTCATCATTGATCGTATATTCCTCTGTTTCAATCGATAATACTCCGTTTTCAATTTTCGTTAATCCCTCAAATACGTACCGTTCATCTTCTTTGTGGAACTTATTGTTAAACACCGATCCGTTAATCTCCACACCATTGATCTGCCCGGCATTAACAATCCCAAGATCTGCCGTGATCGCAGACAACTGATCCACCTCGATATTCTCTGCCACGAACTTATACAACCGCCACGCACTTCCATCCCATCGGTAAGTTGCATTCTGGATCAGACCTTCCACGGTTCCGGTGTGTTTCCACAACATTCCTTCAATCTTTTCTTCCGGTTCGATATCAGACACTTCGATCTTTCCGGCATCTCCTTTTTCTCCCTGATCCCCTTTCGGGCCTTTGATATTTCCAATGTATGCCCACTTTGCTACGTCTGCCGCACCGGCACGCACACAGGCATACAGGTTGCCGGTAAATGGATTCACATACCGGTCATTGACTCTTGCGTCACTGATTCCTGACTCTGGGAAGATCATTCCGTCTGTACTGGTTCCCAGCAGCTTATCTCCGGCATACCATTCACTGCCACGGGTTCCATCCTCTCCTTTCAGCGTTGGCGTGGTCTGTTCCCCGTTTTTATCTGTGATCGTCAGGGATGTGTCCGGATTCACCTTGATGATCGGACTGACTCCATCCTCTCCGGCTTTTCCCGGTTCTCCGTCTGCGCCTTTCTCTCCGTCGTTCACATTGCTGACCGTTACCTCATACTGTCCCCGGAAGATTCCACCGGAATCCGTTGCTTCAAACCGGTAGGTCACTTTGTCTGGCACATCCGCAGCGTTCACTGTGACCTCTGCACCTAAACTCAGTTCTTCTCCATCCTTATACCATTGGATATTGAACTGATCCGCAATGTTCAGACCACCATTCTTCACAACAGCTATCAGCGTGGTAGAACCTTCCCCATTCTTGAACACGATCCCATTACTGGAGATCACCGAACAGGTATAGACTCGATTGGCAGCGATCAGATTATTGACCTGCTGCAACAGCTCCGGATCAATCTGAGACTGCAGTTCCTCATAATTGAAGAATGTCGTCTTATTTTTTGTCTCATCTGTCAGGCTTTCTACCTGCTCTTTCACTCGTGCCTGCAAATACAATGGCGGATTGAACTCTTCATCAATGATTGTGAACGTATCACCCACATGAGCATCCACATATCCATCCACTTCATAACTCAGTTTCGGCACGCATCCTTTCTTCAGCTCCGCCAGTGCCTGACCGTATAAGGTATTCACGTTGTCCGTATCATAATTCCAGACCTTTGCGATATACCGGTCATTGGCCGAGCTCAACAAATTGGACGGAAAACGGTCTCTTGCCTGTGGTGCCAGAATGTTCCTGTTGCCTGCGGCGGTCATGTATTCTACGTTTCCATTTTCATCATATTCCGTCTTCGCCAGACTGGTAACAGTTAAGTTATCCCGACCAAACGGCCGGATTGCCGTAAACAGCTCCGTAATATCTGACGTCTTAGTAATGCCCTCGATATTAACACCGTACCGCAGACGTTCATCCGTCCGGTTCTGACCAATCCCCTGCACGGTGTCCGAGTGCTGCTTATAGACATTCAGCACAATCTTCTGGAGCGAAAAGTCTGGATTCAATACCGGCACAAATTCCGCCTCTGCTGAAAACACATTAGCCAGTGAAAAGATCCTGGCAAGGATCGTATCGGATCCTGTCCATTCATGGCTGATCCGTTTGTCTGATACCTCATTAATTCCCAGCGTGACCGTCTTCTCCCAGTCAAATACTGCCAGGTATTCCGCAAAAGACATGGCTTTCGGGGCCTTGTATGCCGTGTTCTCTTCATTGAGCAACTCAAAGGACAACGAGTACGCCATTACGTCCACAATTTCCTCATCCTGTGTGGACTGGACAATGTTTAAGTAATAATCCCGGCCGTCTTTCTGGAAAGCCAGCTTGTTTCCTACGGTCAGATACTGAGCATCCTCATGGTCTGCCGGCGCCTTGAACGAAAAGGTATTTGCCGTCCCTTCCAGGTAAGAATGTAGCTCGTCATCATAATAATGCAGCGCATCCGGTGCTTCATTATCCATGCGCGCGCACACCACATCATGCGTGCTTAGGATTGTTATTCTGATTGATTCCATTTATATATACGCCTCCCTTATTCTTGCTGTGATCGTCGGGGCCGGACTGCTGAAGGCAGAATAATAGAACCGCACTTTCGTTTCTCCCGGCGGCACCTTAAAAAATTTGGAACCCAGCACTTCATCATCCAGAGACGGGATCCCATCCACATAAACCTTTGCGGCACTTCCCTCGATGCTGACCTTACTTCCTGCCCGGTACCGGTTTGGAATATCATACAGATAGGCCACGTTGTCTTTTCGGAAAAAGGTGTCCCGAAAATACATTCTGGTTACAAGGTTATTAAGTCCACGATCTCCAAACTGCCCGGCGCATAACGTCAGTGTTAACGCCTTCGTATTCTTCAGTGCCGGATACCGGAACTGATATTTCTGTCCTGCAAAATAGAACTCAAACAGTTCTCCCATCTTCCGGATATAAATGTTAGAACCTCCGTTTCCGGTGCTTGACCAGTTGGTCGGCTCATATTTGATTCGCTTGATCTCTTTTTCCTGCACCTGCATGACCATAGATGCCGTATTATTCGTGGTGCTCCGTTTTACGAAATGCATGGAAGCCAGATGCTTGCCACTGGCATCTCCAATAACCATCTGCAAGGTTCCGGTTTGAGGAACCAGGCCAGTCTCTGCGGCAATTCTTGTCTGCGCCAGAAAACTGGATGCGCCTGTCTGTCCGCTTGAATCAGCAGGAAGTGTGATCGTCTTCGTTGCTCCATGCCAGGAGGGACCGGAACCTACACTGGTGAGCCCCAACCAGTCCATTCCTTTTAAGACATATCTTCCCCAGGTTCCGTTCTTCGGATATTCCGAATGACCGCCATCCCACATACCCTGATTATCGGTCATGGCAGCATAGTCCTCATAATTCTTATAACTGGCCAGAATCTGCGACTTCTGCCTTGTCTCCTTGTCCACCTCGTCAGCATTTCCCAGTTGGATTGCACCATACTCTGACACGATCCCGAGGTAACCATTTTCGTGATTGTGAGTAATCTCGTAATCCACTGCCGCCGAAACCGAACCGTCATTGACGATCGTCACTTCCAGAATCCCGTCACTGTTTGCCTCCGCCGTGAAACTCTTCTCGTTCACTGCATATTTATGTGGATCCGTGCAGTAAATCACAAAGGTTCCCGTCACATTTAGCTGACCTTCCGGTACACTGCCGACACCTTTCTTTGTCCCGATAAAATACTTGTCCGGCTCATCCAGAAAGACCAGTCTTGCCTGTTCAAATTCCAGAAGCGCGCACAGCTTGTTGTATCTCTCCCGAAACTCTCTTGGCGAAGAAGACAACAGCTGATACGTCACCGTAATTTCTCTGGGCGGTCTTCGCTTGTATCGGTACTGGGAACCGGTCATGTGGCCGATCTCCAGTTCTCCGATCTCCGACTCCAGCAATTCTCGGCCACTGACGCTCAGCGTGGTGTAGCCCGCCACCTCATTTTCTATATAAGTTCCATTGATGCTCAGAGCCTCCGCCGGGAGACTCTGGCTTTCCGGATCACCGATCGTATCTGTAAATTTATACATCCTGTGACCTCCTATCGTTTTCCTGTGATATACTTCCTGACTTTTGCGTCATTATTGTTCTTTTCCTGAACATATCTGGCAGTGCCGTAGCCGACCTCACGACCATCCATTACGCTTGTCACCTCTGCATTGACATAGATAACCGGAGTATAACTGTATTCGCTGCGCATTTCTGCTATCGGCACAGAATAATTGTTCATTCCAGCTCCTACAATTGCCGGTGTGTCTGGAATTGATACCAGACGCGCAGATACCTGTTCTACATTTCTTTCCATCGACTCAATACCGATAACGAATCCCTCTCCGATAAATGCTCCCAATTTTCGGAACACTCTGGAGGGACTTCCAATCTTCGCCTTTGCAATAACAGCCTGTTCTGCTGCTCTTGCCAGTTGTGCGGCTACTGCCTGCACAGTTCCAAGCGTCGATCTCATCCCGTTAGCAAGTCCGATACCGATATAATATCCACAACTATACGCTGCGGACGCCGCACCTCTCAGCATTGACAATGTAGAATTAACTGCATTCGATGCGATCCCAGGCAACTGTGTAAATCCTGGCCTTGCCCCATTGAGGACACCATTTCCAATCCCTTTTCCTGCTACCTTTGCCTGATTCATTGCTGTCGTCAATGCGGTCTGCAATTTTGTCATAGACTGCTGTCCTGAAGATGCAATCTCTGCCAGTGAGCTTCTTACGGATGCGGACACCGGGACCATGCCCTGCATACTTGCAATGGCGCTCTGCGCACCTACCGCAACTCCCTGAAATGATCCTGAAATGCCTGATAATGCATTTCCGATTCCGCTGATCGCAGATGCCGCTCTTTCTGACGAACTTGCCAAAACAGAAACACCTGCAGCCATCACCAGAATCCCTGCAGCTGATGCACTGATCGATGCTGCCGCAGTCATAACACCTGTTGCGAATCCGAGCATCGATGTGGCTGCCTGTGGTAACGATGAGGACAGCGTAGTTACCGATGTAATAAATGGCTGAATTGCTGTCCCGATCGCATTCATTCCACTCACCGCTGCCATTGCAGACGCTGCAATTAATGTAAGCCCTGTTCCAATCGCTTGAATCCCTGTGCCGGCTTCTGCCATGCCACCAGACACTGCCGTGATTGCTCCGATTCCAGTTGCAACCGCTCCAAGCGACGCAGCCATATCAAGCAGAGACAATTTCGTCAGTTTCTCCACGCCTTCCGCCAGTTTTTTAAATCCTTTTCCGGCATTCAATGCAGCCTCTCCGATGGAATCAAAGATTCCTGCCACAGAATCCAGTACTCCAGATATCGCATCACCAACCGATGTTACCACTTCCGAAATCCCCTGGAATACATCACTGATGACTGTCCCAAGGTTCGTTACCAGTTCTGACAAGCTGTCTATAATCGGACTGATCTGACTGAGCAGAGTTGTAAAGACTTCTGCAATACTTTGAACCGCCGCCGACACAGACTCTACAATCGCCTGTATGTTGGGAATGAATGGAGCCAATGCCTCCACGATCTGCACAATCGCATTCGCTACGATCTGAACGCACTGCGTAAAAACAGTTCCAATAATTTGAACCACCGGAGCCAAAGCCGTCACAATCTGGCTGACAGCACCACCAATCGCAGTGATAATTGATGAAAACGCCACTCCAAGTGCTGTTACTAATGGAGATAAAGCTGCAAAAGACGCTGCAATTGTTGGCAATACCGGTGACAAGATCAACAGTGCATTTGCAAGTGATGTAATCGCCGTACCCACAATCTCACTGATAGCCTGTCCCAGAGCCGTTATGAACGGAGCGCAGTTTCCGACTGCCGTTCCGAAACTGGAGATAATCTCCGCAACTCCGCTTCCCTGTGTTGCCAGAAGCGTCATGGCCACTACAACAATTCCAATCGCCGCACCTAATGCAAGGATATTTACCGGATTCGCAATCTTCAACGCCTGTCCAATTCCCCGGAACGCCGTGGAAATACCGGTTCCAATTCCTTTTGCTGCCGTCGAGATTCCCTGTCCAACAGACTTAAACAGCGTTCCGATACTCTCAATCACCTGAGCGATTTTTGACTTTGAATTTGTACATGCCTTTACTGCATCATCCGTTCCTTTTTCCGCATTCTTCTTAAAAGACTGAAACGGATTAAAGGATTTCAAAAACTTGAAGGCCGTAAAACCACCTTTCAGTCCAACGATTCCTGTCAGAATTCCTTTGATCTGTCCAGGACTCAATCCACTCACAAACTTCGCAATCGCACTGACCGCATTTGATGCAGCTTTTACGATATTTCCAAAAGCCTTTACGATCTGATCGAACACTCCTGTGCTTTCCAGTGATGTGATGATATGCTGCACCGCTTTTCCTACATTCTGAAACGCTTTGGACAGCGCCTTGATTGCACCTGTCTTTGCAAAGGTTTTTCCCAATCTTGAAAACACATCCCCCACATTCGACAGATTCTTAATCCCGTCCGCCACATTATTCAGCACACTCTCCGCCGTGTCTCCGAACTTCTTGATGGACTCCCTCATGGTCGGGAACCCATTCTTTTTCAGCATCTCGTCCACTGCGTTGATAATACTTAAGGTTCCACGGGTAACAGCCGCACGCATATTATCGAAGGTGCCGCTCCAGCTTGCACCGGCTTCTTTCGCTGCTCCGGAGATTTTCTGGACTCCATTGGTTCCTTCCATCATTGCAGTTTCCACTGTAGACAGGAATTCATCTGCCCAGATCTTGCCTTTTGACAGATCATCCTGCACCGATGCAGAGTCTCGTCCAACAGCCTTCGCATACATTCCGACCGCATCAATTCCAACATCAAACAATCGGTTCAGCTGATCCATCTCAACCGTTCCCTTGGTTCGCATCTTACCGATGGCATCCGCTACCATTTCCAGCTGTTCATTGGTGCCTTTGCCGTAAAACGCTACCGCATCCGCCCAGGCACCGACTGACTTCGTCGCCGATTCCAGACTCATACCACGGGTCACAAAGTTCTGCGTTGCTTTCGCTGCCGCATCCAGACCGTAGGCTGTTCCCTTAGTGATACCCTTTAATTCTTCCAGTGCACCACTGGCTGCATTTGCATTTCCTGTGATGGTCGTGATCGTCCGGTTAAATTGCTCCATGGTGTCCTGTCTGCTAAACGCAGAGGAAACGGAACTGGACAGAAGATTTGCACCGGCGGAAAGAGCCTTGAACACTCCGATACCGGCGGCGATCCTGCCGATAGCTCCGGTAGCCTTGTTCACACCGTCAGAAATTCCGCTGATGCTCTTTTGCGCACTGCTGAACGTACTGGAGAAGTTCTTGTCTACCGCACTGAGTACCGCCTTTACACTATAACTTTCCGCCATGCTCTCCCCTCCTTCTCATATATTCTCTGTACCTCGCCGCTGCTGAATTGGTTTCGTCCTGTTTTTCTTTCTTGCCCCGAAACCGGTCTAGGATCTTCTCATAGTCGAAGAACTGCTTGAAGGTTCTGTAAACCGGCTTCGTTTTCTTTCCGGATTTCCGCTCTGCCTTCACTTCACGATTCAGCCATGCCAGCTCGTGCAGATGGAACTCCGTATCGAACTGGCGCAGGTTATAAGCCTCCATCCGAATCCTGTATTCATAGAAACTCATTTCCTCCGCCTCTTTCAGAGTTCGGATTCCAAGTCCCCGGAAACAATTCACCAGCAACTCCTGATACATTTCTTCCGAGCTTTTCTCTACGCTACTGTCTTCCCGTTCTCCAGTTCCTCCAGACCTTCCATGAGATCCTTCACTTTCAGACGAGTAGCATTCGAGTTTTTTAACTCATCCATGACCTCCTCGAACAGCTTCTCGATGTCTTCGTGATTCTCCACGTATTCGTCCACGCTTTCCTGATTTGGGCGTTTCTTCTCTGTACAAGTGCTGAGATACAGAACCTCTGACAACTTCGTCGCATCATATCCAAGCAACAACGGAACGATCATTTCCAGACCTGCTCCGAACTTCATGTTCTCCCGCTCGATTTCATACTTCTTATCCAGTTCCCGGATGAATTTGATCCCGAAATGCACTTCGTACTCTGTGCCTTTAATCTCCATTACCATAATGTTTTCCTCCCATCAAAAAAGGGCGTATCGCTTACGCCCCTGTCTTCTGTGTATCTGTGAATACATAGTCTGCAGCTTCCTGCTGTTCCTCTGTCACAGTCACATATCCTGTTTTTCCGTTTCCGTTACATCCAAAGGTCAGGGAAATCTCTACCATGTCCTCTGCATTGGATGTCTTTTCCAGTTCTGTCAGATAGCCCTGGAAATACATTCCTTTGAATTTCCCGGAATTTGTAGTCGTTCCCTTTTCTTCCAGATTGACTTCCCAGATCTCCAGAAGCTGGTCCTTATCCAATGCGGTTTCCAGTTTCTCAATCAGCGTGTCTCCTTTCGACAGGATGCTGGTGGCTGTGATCTCTACCTCTGCCACGCCCGGAGTCCGAATGGAGCCGTCCTTTGTAGCAGTGGAATCTGCATCCTTACTCTTTGTTCTTCCGTTTTCCGTGGTAAATGCAAGCTGCATGGCATCTTCGGTTGCCGATTCCTCTTTTACCCGATACAGATAAATGATTTTCTTTCCCTGTACCGCCTCTGCAAATAACTGCAATTTGCTAAATCTCATATTCTTTTCCTCCTTAGCTGAATTTAAATTCTATGTTTAATATTCCATGTAACAATGCCTCACTGGTGGTGTTGTCCGGCAGAATTTGCTGATTCACGTCTCCCACTGACCAGGCATGATTCTCCGTATGTTCCAGAGTCCGGCTGATCTGCTTGATCATCAGCAGACACTTGGAAACCGTCCCTCTCTGATGCGGTTCGTTGTGCCAGACGTTGATTGTCTGATAGACGGAGCCGAAGATTGCCGTCTTGTTTGCCGCATCAACCTGTTGGGATTCTGCCAGATACACAAACGGATAAGTCGTTCCTTTTGGCGGGAGCACTCCGTCATACACAGAAATTCCTTCCTGTTCAAACGCCTTACGTAACTTCACCAGCAATGAGCTGAATAATTCCTGTTGTGGATCCATCTGCCTTCACCTCACTTCACCAGTTTTTTCATATCGTTTACAAATTTATTTTTCTGCTCATTGAATGCCGGTCCCACAAAGGGCTGCGCATCCATATACCGGGTTCCAAATTCCTGATAGGGCGCATACTCTACCGTCGGCGCAACGGTTGCCGTCAGACCGGAATCTGTCAGATTCAGACCGATACTCCGCTTCAATGTTCCGGTATCCACCGGAGCTTTTTCCTGTGCGTTTCTCTGGAGATCTGCACCATTCTTCTGTACCACAGTCCGGACAGCTTTCAGATCCATCCTCTTATCCAGTCCGGTTCTCAGTTCGTTCATTCCCGTGATCTTTATCTTCACTCCTGCACCTCCGACACCACATAGATCTGTTTTGTCCGGAGTCTCCGGCTCATATCTACGGTGTACAGTTTCTCACCAATCCGAATCCGGTCAAACGGATCGTCATAATGATTCTGCAACTGGATTGTCAGACTCCCCTGACTAAGCTTCCCGTACAGCAGCTTCATCCGTTCCTCTCCAGTATCCTGAATGGCTGCCATCTGTTCCACTTCGGAGATCTTCGGCTCCCCGTAGTTTCCGGTTGCAGGATCATAGGTTCCCAGTTCCACCGTTCTCATGTAGATTCTGGTATCATATCTCATAAGAATCTCACCTTACCCTTTAATGCATCCTGTTGTCTGTCCAAAAAATCCTGAATATCATCACGATACCCAGAGAAATCATCAGCAGAAAACGACTGACTCTCCCCTTCGACGGTATGAGCAGATAAGCCTTCGGATCCAATCCGGTTGTACCGGATCACAGACACTTCCAGGATGATATAGTTCAGTTCTTCTGGTGGCTCGATCCCGCCAAGCAGACTCTTCAATCGGCTCTTGGTTCCTGACAGAATCAGGTTCAATCGCTTGTCCAGCGCTTCGTCCGTTTCTTCCGGCAAGCCAAGCAGACTTTTCAAATCTTCCAGCATCTTCTCACCTCCATCAGGCCTCTGTTGCTTTTGCAATATCCGTGTTCGGTTCTGTTCCTTCTGACTGTTCCGGTTCGTCCTGGATCTTCGCAATCAGAGGCATCCCTCTTTTATTGTCTGATCCGGACAGTTCTCTCAAGCGCTCCTCTGACACCGAAATACCCTCACGGGGGAAAATGTCCCCCGGATGATATTCATGATCCGCATCATGGAGATCTGTAAAATATTCCATCACCTGATACATGCGAATTCTCCTTAATCTCCAGCATTGACTGTAACAGCCACATCACCGGACTTCACGGCTTTGTAGTTCTGATCACATTCCACTACAGTAATGTGGTGTGTTGCCGTGGAGCTAATCTCGGATTCTCCATCCCATTTGCTCCAGTTTTTCACATCCATTCCGTAAGTCACGGAAGTAGCAGATGCCGCATCCTTATACTTCCAACAGTTTCTCGGAGACTGCAGCTGTTCTGATACAGACAGCTTTGTCTTTCCTGTCTCGCTTCCTGCTTCGGATGTTACGGTCAGGGTTCCAAGTGTCTGTGTATCAGCTCCGCCAACTGCGATATAAGCAATTGCATCCTGATACTCGCAGAACAGTCTCAGGCCCATGATTGCAAACATATCAGAGATTGCTCTCTCATAAGTTCCCTGCGCATGGAATCCGATGAAGCCTGTTTCAGTATCAGTTGTATACTGAAGTCCTGCTTTCACAAACTCAGAGTCGCCTGGATCTACGTAGTATGCAACCAGGTTGTTCAGCGGAGTCGCTACAACCACATTCTCCGGAATCTCAGAAGAAACAAACACGACATCTGCTCCCATGAAATCCGTCACATACTTAAATCCAAAAGCGGTCTGAAGAGTAATGTCAGCAGCACCGATGTATTTATACACGTCCAGTGTGTTCACCCAGAGCGCCACACCAGTTGCAGTTCTCTTCATTTTCTGGAACTTGTCCACAACTTTTCCGATCGCCATAGCAACAGCCATCTGCCAGGTGGATTCGTGCCCCACAAGAGAGCCTGCTTTCAGCTGCGTGTAGAATTTTCCAGTTACCACATTGATCAGATCAGACTTGAATTCATCATCCGTGGACTGAACTGCAGCATCATAGCCTTTTTCTGCAATCGCTTCCAGAGATACTCCCTTTCTGTACTTTTCGATGCGGATTGTATCGAACGGCACTTCTTCCACCTGGTACTGAGACAGCGGAATTTCATCTCCTTCCGCTACCGCACCGCTCTGCAGTGTTCCGGTAACCTTTTTGGTCTTTAAAGTAGAACCATTCTCCTTTTTGATCATCCGGGTAATACCCATAACATCCAGCAACGCCTGTAAGTTTTTGCTAAAAGATGTTACAAAATCAATTTCTCTCGCTCTTGTCTGAACCTGTGCTGTTCCGGTCATGTTGTCCGGAGCTGCAAAAATCTGTAAACCGAATTTTCTATTCTTATTCATAATCTTCCTACCTTTCTTCTATTGAAATAATTCCAGATTTTCAGCAATCAGTTTCTGTCTCTCTGACGGATTCTTAATTGCCAGAATCTGTTCTTTTGTCATAGTTCCCTTGCCACCTGAACCTGCTCTTGGAGTTTTTCCCTTTAAAGTCTGCTTTACTTCGGCCAGAACTGCCTCTTTAAACAGCTTCGCAAAAGACTCTACCGCTTTCTTTGTTCCATCAGCATCGTCTGTGATCAGATGTCCAAGCAATTCATCTGGAAGGTTAATCTCTTCATCCTGAAGCATCTTTCTTGCAGTCTTTGCCATATCGGAACGATTTGACTGCTTCTGAAGATCTGCGAGCTGCTTTTTCAGCTTGTTCATTTCATACTCCGTCTTCTCTTCCTTGGTCATCTTCGCCAGTTTCTCCGCTTCCGACAGTTTGTCATCTGTCAGTGCCTGCCATTTCTCCTGTGCATTGGTCACTGCAGTCTTGACTGCTTTCTGGACTCTGCGGTCAAACTCTGCCTGATTTCCTTCCCCTTTCAGGAAGTCGTCAAATGACATCGAACCATTTCCATTGTTTCCTTCGCCATTTCCATCCCCTGTTCCGGTACCGTCACCGTTTCCATCTCCGGATCCGCCGTCGTCTCCATCACCTTCCGCAAACAGCTGCAAATTGGTCATTGGAATTCTCCAACCACCATAAAAGTTGTTCATGTGTTTCATACATCTATCCTTTCTGGCCCACCCCATTCACTGAAGCCCAGGGCATTCCGTCGAATCATAGTTTTACGTCATTTCGGACACACCCGTTACACAATCCGGACACACTCCGGAAATTCATAGGACACCATACAGATGCCAATGAAAAAGGAATCCACCAGAAGACAACCTTCCTCTGACAGATTCCTGCATTTTATATCAAACCATCCGGGTGACATTTCGTATTCAATTTTGTCCGCTGATAAGTCTTCTAACGACTGGATCAGCGTCTGCGTCAGGACCGTAATCGCAGCACATACCACGTCGGATCCTTCCGGTGCATAATTTGCATGGCCGGATATCGTAATTCCATCCAGCCTCACGCTTACCTCAATCAAATCACACCACTCCTTTTTCTTCCGGTCGTTCCCTGCCGGTGGGAGATGTAAGGATCACCGCCTCTCTATTGACATCCGATTCCCGTCAAAATGTATCGCATCCCCAATTCTTGCCATTTCATCCCCAATTCTCACTCCCTTCAGTACAGATTTCCCATCATCGAACGTGTACAGAAACTTCACGCCTTTGTAGCTGATCCGGTTCGCCAGCCACTTCGGAGCAATCCGATCTGCTACATCGGTCACGATATACGTCGCTTTCATCGTCCTGTCCTTGCCAGAATAATGATGGCGATGCAGATGATTAAAATATTAATGGTTGATGTTGCCATGAATCTCGCCTCCTATCTGAAAATCTCCGGATTGTCCCGAATCAACATATACAATGCATTTCCAAGCTTTTCTACTTGCTTTTCTTTCAAGCCAATAGAATACATGTCATCAAGTCCGTGCAGCATTTCATGGCAAAGTGTCGATTCCTGCTGTTCCACAGACACACCCTCCCGAAGCAGAATCTTTCCTTCAAGATACTGAATCTGTCCATACAACTCTTCTGCTCCATCGTGCAGTTCCTCACGTCTTTCGATCTTATAATTCTTATACAGAATTTTGACTGACTTTGGTATATTCACTTTATCTCTCCTCATTAAAGAATCGGTATTTATTATCTGTTGTTCCATTTGGAAGAGTCACTATTCCTTCCCCTTTTCTGGTTTTCGGGATAAAGGTTGTCGCAACTTTTATTTCCGCAATTTCGTTCGGCTTGAGCGAAATTGTGATATCTACTCCTGTTTCATACTCATAATCTCCAGCAATTTCTTCAGCATTATCAATCAAGGACTGTCCACAGCTTTTTACCGCTTCAATCCATCTTTCTTGTGTTTCAGGATTTGTTTTCATGGTCTTACCTCCTAAAAATGCGCATAAAAATACCACCGACCATTATGGTCAGTGGTATTCTGTCTTATTTTCAATCTATAATAAATCACAAAAATTCGATTATTTGACCAAGCATATCCCCAGCACCGCTTTCTTCAAAGTCACGCTTTTCCTCATCACTTGAATATCCCCATGCTTCTTCTACTTCCTTTTCTACTCTCAGCCATTCCTCATCCGTTCTATCTCCTTCAAAAATCATTTCTTCTAGCTCTTTAAGGCTTTTTGACATTTCTAATCTCCTCTATTGATTTGAGTATGCGCTCCTTTACGGATAAATCCTTTTCTTTATTTACTAATTCTATCAGCCATTGTTCTCTATTTTCAATGCCTGCATTAAAATAGTCCACTGCGAAATCATAGTCTGACACATAAAAGTTCGTAGTTCTTGCTATATCTCTTAGTGGCTCCACCACTCTTTTATATGTCCTCGTATATTTCACTCCATATTTATTACATAACTCTTCTGCAAGCATCTCACATGCATTTTCTTCAAACCATTTATATTTTCGATATGCTCTCGTATTATACAAAACAGATCTCGTATGCAAATGTTCGTGAATTACTGTTTTAACTCCAGCACCCGATCTCAACAATATATCACCATTAGATTTGGTTCTTCCAATAGCACTTCGTAAATCTTTACGTCCTACAACCTTTGTTATTCCACTCCATTTGCTACTTGGAAGATTTAATGAATCAAGAAAATTATTTACTTGTAAGGACATCTCCTCCAAATTATTAGACATATTCCTTGGATCAGTAAATAAAGCCCCTTCATCTTCTGGTTCAATTATATCACTTCTACCACTCTTTGCAACTGAATTTCTCTCCATCCACTCCTCATAGCTCAATCCATGCTCTTTGTACGTATCCAGCCACTCATTATAGCTGTCATCGTCCATATAAGCAGACACAGAGCACCGGCAGTTCGGGTGGATCGGTGGAGCATTGTCTCCCGGCATCATTTTCGACACGTCGAAATGCTTTCCGTTCAGAGCTTTGCAAGAACCACAGGCACTTCCAAGCGACAGGAACGTATACTGCTCATACCCGTTCTTCTCAAAAGACTGCTTCTGTGCATCGATCTGGACTCTTGCCAACTCTGTCCGCATCAGACGCTCTGCCACGTACTTGCACGTTCCAAACAGCTTCTGAAGATGTGTCGCCAGCTGTCTGGGATTCTTCCCCTGAATCAGCCCCTGCCTCAGGAGCTTGTCCAGCTCATTCTTCATCATGTCTTGATACAGCCAGATCCTCTCCGAATAGGTCGCATTGTGAAAAGAACCGTTGACGATGGAGCTGACCATCTTCTCATTGTTCTGGACTGTTCCGCCAAGGATTCCGGCCTGACGCTCCAGTTCCTCTTTCGTCCGGTCCGTCAGGATCTCCTCGTTGTACTTTTGCAGCTCGTCGAACCCGGAAACCAGCTCCAGACCGATGTTTGCTTTCAGCAGTTCCAAGCGATTGATCTTCATGGTGGCATTGTACAGACGCATCTCCTCATTTGCCTGCTTGGAGAAGTTCTTTTCTTTCACATACTTCTTCGCTTTCCGGGCAAATTCTTCCACGTCAGCGGACTTGATCCGGCGCTTCGCCTCCGCAAGAGAAATACCTTCCTGCCTAGCATACTTGGTATAGAATCCATTGATCTCTCTCTGGATCTGATCTGCGGTATAGTCCAGAATGTCATGAATATGCTGTACATACTCTTCTTCGGTCAGAAGATTCTTTTTCAGGTTCTCTTCTTCTCTTTTTCGCCAGTATTCGGTACTGCTCTTACTCTTCTGTACGATTTTCTGTGCCATCTCCATCACCACCGGTTCCATCGTTATTCAATCCGAACAACCTCGTCAGATCAGAAGTTCCGGAACTCTCTTTCTTCTCATCATCCATTCTTTTGATCTCTTCCGTTGTGTTATCTACAATCGAAAGAACACCCAACTGCGTCTCCTGACTCACAAGTCCATCTATATTCCTTGCAATTTCAGCTTCTTCCTGCAGGTTTGCCGGGAAGTTCGGTGTGAAATGCGGATGAATCTTCACCCAGGCATCTTTTTTCATTCCAGAGACCGGATTTGAAAAGATTAGCCGGTATCTCCGGTTCATTCCGGAAGTGAATTTCCGCTCCTTGGTCTTTTCCAAGTTGCTCATGGCCTGCAGCTTATACTTCATAGCAATTCCAGAGCTCGTTCCGAAGTTCTCATCCGAAATATTCGCAACCATGCTAATCTGGAAGATAAGCTTCTCTAATCGATCAATCAGATGTTCCTGCGTTGTGTCTCCGTCCGGCTTCTGTAAGAAATCCACAATCACCTGCTCCGCATCTCCGTCAAAATTGATGATTCGGTCATCTCTTACATGCTTCAGTTCATCTTCGTCTAACGGAGGTCCTAAGATCTTCAGGTAGGCATCCGCAAAATAGTCCACATCATTTGCTTTTTCGCTGATTGCCTTGTTATAAGCATTAATCATCGTCAGCACCGGCTCGAAGATTCCCATTCGCTCCTTGTTCTCCACATATTCTGTAGCAGGCACTCCATCAAAGCCATGCAGCTTCTCATCTTCATCCCAGACAAGCTTACCTTTGATTGTGAACCAGCGTACTTTTTCTTCGTCAGACAGGCTGCCGTGCAGAATCTGATCTGCATCGACGTACAACCTCACGAAATAACGCTCTTTCTGCAAAACAGAATCGTCATAGACCATAAAAGCATCCATCGGGCTCAAATAAGTGATGCAGATGTTGCTCTCTTCATCCACGTAATACATTTCATACCCTTTTCCAAAGATGCTGCAGATCTTAGACAACTCCGCATTGTTGTCATCCTGATCGTTGTACTGATCCAGCAGTTCCACATAGTTCTTGACGGCCTCATCGTCATCATCCACCTGCAGCTTGATCGGATGCCCGATAAAGAACCCATTCATCGTATCCACGATATACTTGGCAAAATTCACAGCAATCCGATTGTCCGGTTTCCATTTTGGCTTTGCCGGTTCTAAGAAGATTGGATACTCCGTTTCGTAGGCATCTTGCAACTGTCTGTACCGGAAGGAACATTCAGCAGCATGCCTGGCAATAAATTCATTCAGTTTGTTGTCCGTCAGTTCTTCCTCTGACGGCAGTCTATATAAGTTCTGCATCTTACAGCCCTCCCTTGATATTTCTGTTCAGCCTTGGCCTGCTTTCCATGTGCCTAAGTAGGCTCGCAGCACTGTCCGGCGAATCGTCATGGTCAGCAAACTCGTTATAGTCCAGAATTTCATTGATGTATTCCGGGTCCGTATCCTCCAGCCAGATAATCCGCCTCCAGTTCTTCCTCAAATACGTGGATATCTTCACAAATTTGTTCATGCTTTCGTGATATCCATGCACCGGAATCCCCCTTTTGCTAATTTCTTTCCGGAGATAACCCTTGTCTGCATTATCCTCACACTCAATCATTCCTGCCCACAGCTCTTTGTGGTACATGCCGATTTCAGTCAGGCAATCATCTACGTGCTTATCCCACCGTTTTCCAAATCCAACGATGCGGCCATCCCTCAGCTCATGCAGAATGGTGAACGCTGTGCCGTCCTCACCGTCATAGGCAGCATCTATATGAGCAATCCCGCCGTAAATCAGTTCTGTTTCTGTGGTAAACTTCGGCTCTTTAAACATTGCGTCTTTATCTGCGATATGCTTCAGCTCATAGTTTGCCGCAAACAGGCTGTCGCTCATGGACTGCCGCAGTTCTTCCAGTTTTTCCCGCGTGATCAGCCCCGTAGAATAACAATCATATCTCCTCACATTCGGCATAAAGGAAATGGCATCCTCTTTATGCCAGGGCGTTCCCGTATTGATGAATCTTCCGCCACGGTTGCAGATATTCTGGAGTTCCATATACTGAATTTTTGTACGCTCCCGCTCCGCTTTACTGATACGGTCTTTCAGGTTCACAATATCGTCTGTCACAACAACGTCCGCATGCTTTCCTGTGATAGAAGTTCCGATACCAAGCCCAACTATCTGACTTGCACCTTTTGTGGATGTGCATAAGTCTGTATGTATTTCAGAATCTGTTTCCTTTAAAAATTTGATATCTCGGCCATAGTACAGTACCGACGCAATCTCCTGCATGCAGCCACTGTGCAAAATCTTTTGAGTCTGCCGGATCACCTCGCTGACGTCCGTGTCCGTTTTTCGAAAGAACATTACATTCTCATTCGGTTTAATGACTGTATGGATTGCGAGGAATAGTGACAAATCTGTTGTCTTATAAGACCCACGGTGCGCAAGAATCGTCTGGTCTTTATCTGCATACAAAAAAGACCTTAGCCACTCATTATGCAGAACAGTTAGGTCTTTGAATCCAACGAAATGCCCTATTTTGTACGGCTCATTTTTTATAAGCTTTTTTATTTCTTCCCTATCCACTGAAATACTCTTCCAATTCCTTTATCGTATCATCCACAGGCCGGGATATTTCCACCTTGTTTACGTATTCATTCTCCATCTTATTATCCGTGTCAATTGCTTTCGTCCTGTCAGACGGTGTATTCTCCTCATTCCTTGCAAGATCAGCAAGTATCTTCCTCTTCTCCCAACGTGTCAAAAGAGCCTCCTTTTTCTGCTCTTCCTGAATTTCGTTATACCTTTCCAAAACCTTTCCAGATAGAAGCACGCTCGCCTTGCTGTCTACGGTCGCATCTTTCCACTTCTTGGAGTGCGGGAACGCCTCTATGTAAGCCTGACGCTGGCTCATTCCTGCTATTAAGTTTTGCACATATTTTTCATGCCTTGCATTTTTCAATGCTGTCATCAGACTCACCTCCTCAATTATTTTCCTAATACTATCAGTGACCTTTCCATCCTTTTCTCGGTCTTGGGCCAGCATGATACCACGCTTTATTTAGAAAATCATTCGTCTCCCTTCGATCTTCTTTGTATGCCGCCTCTTTCTTTGCCTGCTCCGACTTCGTAATTGCTTTCACTGTACTTCCGGAAGCTTTACTTCTTTTCACGAATTCTGTTTTTGACATATTCAACGGTGTAGGCTCCGGCATTCCGCCAGCTCCTCTCCTGTAATAATTCTGATTTCCCTTTTTGGTGAAATAATAATCTGTTGTCTCTCCATCACGTGTTATACTGACGCCAGACCACTTCGCCCCCCCCTGTTCCTGAGTTTCCGCCTTTTGAGGATCCGCCTCTTCCTCCCATAATTACCTCCATTTCTGCATACAAAAAGAGACCCATCTCTGGATCTCTTCTAAACAGGTGTCCGGATTGACCACCGGAGCCTCGTATCGCTACGCGTTCTCCTTCCTAAACTACTACCTGTTATTATGATAATACCATGCTTTTTGCACCCTATCAATCATTTTCCTTTCTTTTGGACTAACATCATATGTCCCTTTTTCATCATGTATATACCCTCTATGAGTATGAGGATCTTTCTTTATTCCCTGAACTTTGTGTGAATGTCCTATATCAATCTGTTTATAATGTTTGTTATGCTTGTCATAATAGGTTATGCTTTTTATTTTATCTTTAGCATTTACCGTAACATATACTCGACCTTTCGTCATTGTTTCCACCGGAGCAGTTGCTGAGCCATTTTTATACCTGACAAATTTTATATTCCCAGATTGATACAATGTCGTATACTCCGTGCCATACTTCTTTCCGCTGTCACTCATTCCGCTTGATGATCCTCTACCACCCATTGCATCTCGCCTCGTTAAATTTCTCACTGAATGCCTTAATCCGCACAATATTTTCTGTGCATTCCTCCGGAACATTGCCGTAAAAGATAATCGTCTCCGGCTGCAAGCGTCTGACCATTTCTTTATAGCCTCGTATAAACAACTCCCTTTTTATTCTGCTGTTCTGCGTTCCCACACTGGAAACCGCAACGACTCCGCCAACAGGTTCTCCATCAAAGCACCACTCAAACGATTCTTCTGTACTCCAGCTGATCGTCGGGATCACATCCACTCCGTACATTTGCAGGTAAGCTCCTATCCAGTGTTTTCGAAAATGATTATATATCTGCAATGCCTTCGGAAAATCTGTATAGGTACTAAAATCCGGACTGCATACATATCTAAACTCCATCAGCATATCGAGATACTTGTCCGGCTGATTCCACAATCTTTGAAACTGATAGTCATCAATAAAGAAATGGCAGCCTTTATTTTGTCGCTCCTTGCAGCTCTTTGCATAATTGAAAGAAATGAAATCACAAGGTTCAAAATGTGTAGGTTCAATCTCCGGAATCTGAAATTCTCCCATGCCATCAAATATCATCTTTTGCTGATTTTCAAAAGTCCTTTCCTGCACATCCTCGCCTCCCATTCACTCCAATAGAAAAAGGCAACCCTTTCGGATCACCTTCTTCTGAGAGCTTCTCATCTATGAAATTTTTGGCTTTTTAACATACTAGCACGATTCATCGGGACATTGGGGGACATTTTCAAACTTTTTCAAAAATCTTTGCATTTTCTTCTTTACGTTCTCGTCCGTGTACTTGATTCTGCGCTTGGGATGGATCTGATTCATCTGCATTGCTACCTTTGCGTAGGTCAGATTATCCAGATAATACAACCGGAACATCATCCGCAGCTCACTCTTGTCAATTCCGTCTATGTACTCCTCCACCTGGATCTGCTTTTCCAACAGGTCACTCTCCAGAAGCATCATCTTGGCTTTCCGCTTCTTCAGAAGTCCGATCCGGCGATTGATCTCCATGTTGGGAAAACCTTTGATCTTGACCGTCCGCAGCGGCTTCTTTCCTTTCTTCCCACAAGTCACAGAGTCCGAAACAATGGTCTGACTCAGCTGATCGATCTTTTTCTGATCTTCCTGAATTCTTCTCCGCAAGTCTTTGATTTCTTCCAACATGTCTGCATACTCAACCAGAATGTTTCTTTCCATCGGTCTCTTCCTCCAAGTCCGCCTTAATATCACACCGCTCTGCCATGTACTCGATCAGCGTCCGGTGCTCCAGTTGTCTCCCCTGCGCCTGCACCATACTCCCTGCCTGATATGCCGGTCTGCGAAACCGTTCTCTGGCTGCCTCGTCTACTCTCTTTTCAAAGACATCGTCATTGCGGAGTTTATCATATGCCTTTGTTTTCTTGTCTCGTCCTCGCAATCATATCTACCTCCTTGATTCCAGGTTATCCTCATCAGTTACTTCGCGGTACGGTTCCGGCAGTGGCATCCAAGCATTCACATAGATCCCGCACTTCGAATAAGCCTCGTCATCATCGCCCGGATAGAACCTGCCTCCCTCATCATCTTCTTCGTATCTTGCGATATCCAGTCCTGTATAGTTCTCAAATGATACAAGGATATAACTTTCATCCTCTGGTGTTCGCTCAGTTATCGGAATCCACTGAATGTTTTTCAACATGCTTAACGCTTTTTCCTGTTCTTCTTCTGATTCGCAATGAATCGTGATGTCATAAGTATCATCATATGCTTCCCACTTACCAGCATCGTTCTGTACGAGCTTCATCTCTTCCCTCATCAATCATTCCTCCTGATCACCATATCAATTCCTATTTCTTCCCGGATCATCTCAATGTAATCCGTCCACGTTGCCATATCACTCATCAGGCAATCTGCCTTAAGGTTCACCCTCTCGATAAACCGCTGACACCTTTTCTCGCCAAAACCAAACTCATCATGCAGCGTTGCCACTCCGATCACAAGCATGGTATCCAGTGTCATTGCCTTGATCTTGTCACAGGCTTTATCCAGCTCTTTTCTGGTCAACGCGGTATTGATTCCTGTCATATTCCGGAATTTGATTTCCTTGTCCAGTTCTTCCAATCCTCCGGCTTTCACAAGGTCTCTTGCCTGTAGTAGTCCCTGCATCCTACCGGATGTATACTCATCAACCTTTCCCATCTACTCCTCCACCTTCCACGATCTCAATCACCTCTGCCAGCTTCAGCAGCTCACAAGGCTTGTCCTCTCCGATAATCCTCGCATACCGGCTTTTCTCCTTCAGCTGCTCGATCACCGCATACCGGTCAAACGCTGTTGGCTGCTCATCAATCACCTGCAGCAGTGTCTTTTTCCCGGTCATATAGTCTGCTGACAGTCCATGTACCAATCCGTCCACGCTAATCATTCTGCTCATTCGTTCCACTCCTTCATCTTCAACCTTGCTCCCTTTTCATACACCGTGCACTCTTCTACTGTGCATCCTCGGCTGTGCTCCATAATCCCTGCATAGTCACATCCATTGACTTCTGTACGTGCGCTTCGGTACTTGCAGGACATACACAGATGCCGATCCGCATTCTTTCCGGTTTTTCCTTTCTCCGCTTCCTTTTTCTGTTTCCGGAACGCGGTCGCGTAACGAGCGACTGAACCAACAGGGATCCCTGTCTTCTCTGCGATCTCCTTGTTCTGGTAGCCTTGCTCCACCAGTTCTCCAATTATGGTTCTGCGCTTTTCATTCTCACTCTCTGGCAGAGGGATTGATTTTCTTTTTGGCTTCATCTCTGGCTCCTCCGACGTATCTGGGGGACAATACTTTCTTCTGTCAGTTCCTCCGTCTTCTGCTCCACCATTTCTTCAATTGTCTTCTGTTTAAATTCCGGATTTTCTACCGCCGGCACTGCATCCACCAGATACCTTGTGTCTTCCGGTAATAATTCTTCCAATCTCTGGATTGCAACGCTCCCATCATCAAACTCCGTAAGCACTAGCACCTTTCCCCCTTTCAAAAATGCTTCCAGTGCTCCTGTTCTACTGCTTTCTCTTATCCAACTCATGCGTCCACCTCTTCCGCTTTTTCTTCAACCAAGAACTCAATGTCTACGTTCAGGATATCTTCTCCAAAAGCAAACGTTAAGCGCCCACCGCTTTCATTCCGCTTGTCGCATTCTTTCAGGATTTCCATCAAATCATGCATGAAGCCCTCGGAAAAATTAAAATCCATTCCCATTATCGTTCTCCCTTCTGCAAGTTCTTCAGGAATTCTATCAGGTATGTTTCACTCTCTGCGTAGTGTATATACTGCTGATCATAAGTCTCATTTCTTGTGCCGGCTTTTCTCTTTCCCTTCTCCAACAGATGGTAGTGATGCTCATCACGAGGCACGCATTTCCAAGCTTGTTCTCTCTGAGGATACTCTGCTACCACCAGCCGGCTGCCATCTTCAAAATCATACTTGTAATAATTCACATCAATGTTCTCATCCCGGTACCATAATCCCCAGGTCTTATAATTTTTCAGCCAGTCTTTCCGCTGATCGTTATTCCTAAGTTTCGGAAGTTCCGGCTGTTCCGGTTCTTCTGGTGGATTCTCAATTGCATCCATCTCACAGATATATCCTGCCAGTGCTGCAATCAAAATTTTTTGCTTTCTGATCCTGATATCATTCGGACCAAATTCTTCCTTAGCCATCTCCAGATATCTCCGAGCCTTTTCATTCTCTTCCCTGGCAATCTCGAGATCACTCTTGCCAGATGTCTCCTCATACAGTTCCACTGGATCTGATTCTTCTATCACTTCAGCTACCGGCTCGATCACCACATCTTCCACCAGCTCGGGTGTCTCATCATGTGCGACGTCGCACATCGCATCTTGCTCAACCATCTCAGGCTTATCATCTGGCAGGATTTCCGGATAATCTTCCACATTCATCTGGCCGGGAATCTGTTCTTCCGTATCCGGTTCTTTTATCTCTGGTACTTCTACCACTTCCGGAACCGATTCAGGTTTCCTGATCTCCCGGATATCTTTCACGGTCATATCCGGTTTTACTTCCTCGATCTGCTTATCATCCAGATACAGCATCTCCTGAAGCTGACTCTTCCCGTATTGCCGATATCGCTTATCCAGAACTGGTGAATTACCCTGGACCGAAAACCGGTCATTGATCGCCATCCACCTGGAACAGGTTGATCTCTGGATTCCATACAGGTCCTCAGCAAATTCCCAGATTGATGCATACCCATCTGCCAGATACATCTCATGATCCCGAACGTATTTCAGGTAATACCCCACAGCCACAAATTCTCTTGTCATATTCGCGATGCTTTCGAGGATAATGTCTTTTAATTCCGGATATGTAATATTCAGATACCATTTTTCTTCATTCATGCTTGTTCCCTCCGGTTCCATTCCTGCTGGATTGCTACGATTATCGGCGTCCATGTGATTGCCAGATTGTTATAAAATCTTAACATCAATGGATCGTTCTGATACTTCACACCGACCTTCCGCATATCCGCCTGGTATTGCTTCATGTCCCTGTGTCTTGTATAATCCTTATAGGCTTTCCAGATACAATTCTGGATATCTGCTATTTTTTCATGCATAATGCCCTCCGTATTTTAAAAGTTACAGTTTTTTGACATTGTTACACTTTTTCTTAGATGGTTACATTTCGTTTTGTAACCATAAAACCGCGTATTTTCAACGTTTATCACGTTTTTTTATTACGGTTACAGAAGTTACATACATTTTCCTCGTATGGAAAAACTTTTTATATAAAACACTCACAAAAAACTTTTTTTATATAAGAAAAGTGAGTGTAACTTTTGTAACTTTGTAACCCTTGCCCTTATTTAAACGGCAATTCTTCCTGCTCAAACGGCACATTTTCTTCTTCGTCACCTATCTTCACGGGGCTGAATCCATCCCTGTCTTCGAATTCATTCAGCTTCAGCCAGACGCATCGCACAGATCTTCCGTCGATCTTTTTGACCTTTGTCTTATTCGTTCCATCCGTCTGAATAAGCCCCTGCCGATCCGCCCAGTTCATAAACGCTTTGTAGGAAAACTCTCCATTTCTGCACAGATCTTTTACTGCCTGAGGGTGCATCACAGCATATCCGTCCTCCAGAACGCCCCATTGCTCCATATTGACCGCCGGATCGAATCTCTGGTGGTTCATGCTGATCTTATCAATCAGGTATCGATAGCAGCGTTCATGCTCCGAGACTTCACTCTGACTGGCAAGAAGGCTCCTTGCATCTTCCAGGTCAATATACTGGCCATCATGAAAAATGTGCTCTGTGACAATCTTATCCGCCGTCAGAATCACCGAAAGCGCTATACTCTGCTTTTGCATTACATCGTCCCGGTAAATTTCCTTTTGAATCTTCTGCTGCATTTCTTTGATCTCATCCACGCCCATTTCTTTCAGGATTCGGATGAATCTTTTTCCGGCAAAGCCGTAATTCTTCTTCAGCAGTTCTGCTGTGTACTGCGGATCTTGGAACACTTTTTCTTTACATTCCACTTCCAGGATTCGGTTGATGGCTCCGCCCTGCGTCACATACGAACTTAACGGACGCTCCCCGTTGGTCAAAATTGCATTCTTCCACCGGTTCTCTTTTCGGATTCCCAGTTCTCTGTTGGAGCGGCTCTTTCCTTTTCCGGAGCAAAGGTCGTAAACTACGCCTTCAAAGTTATCACGTATTCTTGCGCTGACTTTGCTAGAATCATCCAACATCAGCGGCAGATGGTTCAACAGATCCGATCGGACTTCCAGCTGCACGTCTGTTGTCTTGAAATCTCCGATGTACATGCTGTCCGCCGGATTTGCCCAGATGGATGCCGCAAGCATCATTGCCACCGACTTACCGCCTTCCGTTTCACCCCACAGGTCCACAATGAACGGAAGGGCTCCTGTCATCCCAACCAATACGCTGGCAAACGACGCTGCCAAAAAGAATTTAATCTCCATCCGTCCACTCTTCCGAAGTTCTAGCACATGATCCATCCACATCTGTTTATTTCCATAGCATCCTATGGATTCATATAGCTGTTTGAACTGCGTATCTCCGTCGAAAATGATGTCGGTATCGTAAGGAATAAAGTCCTGACCGATCCATCCCAGTTTCGAAGTCGATTTCTGGACTGGGATATCATCATCGTTCAGATTTTCCACATCTGACAGATACTTCACCAGTAGCTTGGCATTTTCTGATGTAACCGACACTCCTAGCTTGGAGAGTTGCACAATCTTACTGGCAGACGTGATCATATCTTTCGGGATTGTGATCTCCGTCCATTTATGATTCCGTTTGTAAGCTAACCGGATCTGTTCTTCTCCGGTTTCTAAGTTCTTCAACCTCCCGATCGGCAGGATCGGATGATAACACACAATAACTTCGTTGGTGTAATCCTTGTTAAATGTATGAATCCCCTCGTCCGAAGCGATCCAGGAACCGCACTTCATTGCTTCATACTTTCCGGTAAAGTTCGTCCAGTTCTCCAATAGACTGTTCTGTGTTCGCCTTTGTGCCTTGGATTCTTTTTCTACCCTTCTATATGCCCGGACCAGCATATCGAACTGGGATTTCACGCCCAGTTCCTTCGCCCTGTCCTGAAAAGACAGCAGCATCTGGGCTTTCTTTATCTCGTCCTCCTGCTCGAAGATCTCTATGAAGACCTCTTCTGCAAGAATGGTTTTTCTGTCATATTTACTTAATGGCTGCACAATGTTTTCCTCGCCTCCTCCTGAGCGTATACTTCATGCAGATACAGTTGGTACTGCAATGCATTGTAAGAGTCGCACCACGCATCAGAGAACGGCTCCGCCTTTCTATAACAATCCCGGTAAATGTCAATCAGATCGTTATTCAGTTTCTTCTTTTCTTTGATGCGGAGCTCTTCTTTCCTCCGCATCTCTCTTGCTTTTTCCGCTTTGTAGATTGCCAGCTTTGACTCGAAGGTCGGCTTCTCATAGGTTCCGCCAAGGGACAGGAACGCGTCTTTGAAGGTAAGTCCGTCATACATCTGCACGAACCGGAAAATGTCTCCGTTCGCTCCGCATCCAAAACAATGAAAGTCATGTTCGTAGATTTTCATAGATGCTTCCCTGTCTCCTTTATGGAACGGACACTGGATAAATCCCGCCCTGTTTGGCTGAGGGAGCCCGCATCTGCTTAAAATATCTCGCATGCTATATATCTGCTTAATTTCCTCGCTGGTCAATCGCTCCATCTCCTGACAGGATCCGTATGATCTCTTTTCCGGTATTCTTCTTTTCACAGAACTCAAACCGGACATTGTAGCGGTCACGGATAGTACACAAGGATTTGTACAGCTGATTCCCATCAACCGCCTTGGCTGATACCACGTATTTTTCACGTTTCCCGTTCACCATCCGCCATCTCACTTCGTGCTTCCTTGGATTCTTCCAGAACCACACATCTTCCAGGCTCTGGATATCCGGCCCATGTTCCACCAGGATCACAAGCTGTATTCCTGCGTCGATTGCTTTCAGCAATTCCCGCTTGAACCGTTCGTGTTGCTGGCAGACATTTCCGCATAGTTCCTGCAGGTTCTGCTTCCGGTCGATGATGAGCCTGGGATTGTCCAGACTCATATAATCACCAACCAACAGTTTACTGGAGAAATGCTTCACACCATTCTCTTCGAATGTCTTGACTATCTTGCGGATAGCACGCTGCTTTTCCCTTGTATCAATTTGTATGTCCACTTGCATCACTCCTAATTAAACGGCAGCTCTTCATCAATTCCGTCCGGGATATTCATAAAGCCATCCCCAACCGGAGTGGATCCCTGCGCATACCCTTCCTGATGATTCCTGTAGGCCTGCGTTTCAGACTCTCTTGGAATCTGAGCCTCCGCAACCTTGTCAACCGACACGAACCACCGGAAGACTCTCTTATCCAGGACTCTGCCCTCGTAATAGTCTTTTTGCGGACCGAACACTCCGCCGATCAGCTTGTTTTTCATGCCGGTAATATCAAGCGTTCCATCCGGTTTCCAACACTCGAATCCGGCATTGGAATGTTCTGCACACGTACACAGTGTTTTCAACTGTGACGTACAGTTTCCCTCTGCGTCTTCCGCAACGACGTAAGCAGTTCCCTGATTCGGCCATTTCTTTTCCGGCCGGATATCGTTCTTAAAAGACTCCATAAAATAACCTGCCTGCTTATCTCCCGGAGCGAAGTCGAAAAAGATTACCAACATCGGTCTGTTGGTTTTGGTCATTCGCTCTTCAACGCCCTTGATCACCATCTTATGTCCGCCCAGTTCCACCGGCGTATATTCCCCCTGGACTTTCGCTGCATCATAATTATTCGGTCTTCTCATTCTTTTCCGTTCCTCCCATTTCGTAATAATCTCGGATTGCCTTCTCCACCAAAAGAATGTCATTGTCAATCGTCAGGCTCTCAAACATTCCGATCGGCGACTTACTTACTGCTCCGTCCGTTGCCTGCGTCACAAACAGGTGCTTACTGGATTCCACAATGCACCGCAGGACAATGGTAAACATGCCTTCCACGCAGACTTTTTCGTCCAGCAGCTTTCCGATTGTCTTCGGCTTGATTTCGCCCAGATCGTTGGATTCCTCGTGCATGATCATATATACGATCTTATCCGCCGGCACCTTGGTGGAAATAAACTGGATCAGGTTCCAGAAGTGATCCCCGATCTGGTTGTATAAGGTAAACACTCCGTTTCCCGCTCCGGCGGAGCTGTGTTTGCTCATGAACATATTGGTGATCAAATAGCCGGCATCGTCAATTACAATGTTTTTCGCCTTTGACGCAACCAGCAACTTCATGATCTGCTGGTAATCATCGGAATGCCATCCGTTGATTTTCCCCTTAAAAGGTAACGGCTTGTCCAGAACCCGGATCAGGTTCCAGTTATCATTTCCTACACAGTTCCGGAGGCTTGTACTTTTGCCCATTCCGGATCTTCCAATAATCAAAACTGGGATTGCCATGTGTTATGCCTCCTCTTCTGCGTGTTTCTGGGTAATGGAATAATCAATTTTCCCGACACCGTATTTCTCAAACATTGCAACGATATCTGCTGCTTCTTCCAGGGATTTCACGCTAAAAGCTGATACATCTTCTCGTTCACGGCCATAATCCGCCATATATTTTTGTGTAACCCTTACTTCCCACATATGCTCCCCTCCTTATCGAATCCGCAGACTTTCCGTCTGTGTCAAATGCGCCCAGTCTGCTTCATTCTCTTTCAGCCATTTCTTGATCGCCGTCCGGTCCAGCTTCGGTTCCTGTGCGATCCAGTACTCTTCCGGGATCTGATCTTCCTGATCGATCACGACTGCCGGTGGATTCTTCTGGATGCCGAAACTGAACAGATCTGTCTTAAATTTTCTCTTGCCGGTATCGATCATGGACTTCTCGATCTGCTGCTTAATCCACTTGATGTTATTGTTCAGCACATCCTTCTTCCCTTTCAGTCGTTCGATCTCCCGATCGATCACGTCTATCTTTCCGCCAAGCTCTGCTATGACCTTCGCGCAGTTCTCTGCTTTGATCTCCAGCTCGCCGTCTACGCCCTCCAGCGTGTCCTTCAGGATCTCCGGATCCACGGATTCATCTTCCATCATGTCCAGTAACTGTCTGTATTCCTCTGTTAATTCGTATAATGTTGCCATTCCTATTCCTCCTGCATCGTCTTATTTAATTCCATGTGTTTCATTGCTTCTAAGATCAGCTCCGATGCTAGCTTTTTCATCGGGATTCCCATCTCTCCCGAAATCTCGGCCAATCGATCATAAGTTTCCCGCTCCAGTCGCGTCACCGGCTGCTTGTCCTTAGACGAGTGTGTTTTCTTCTTGACCGAAATGTTTATGATCCATTTCACTTCCATCTTCTACCTCCATGTATATAGCAGCTCTCTTCTTTCTTTGCTGCATCTCGTTTACCTCCTGCCGGACGATCCGTTCCTGATCCGCCCAGTCAAGATAATCATCGTAATCCCAGTCTTCTCTACGCATCATTCTTCTGCAACCCCTGAAAATCTTTCAGCATCTTCTCCATCCACTGCTCAGAATCTCTATTCCCAAGTCCTGTGATGTCCTCTCCCAATGCCAGACACAGAATCGCATCGCCAACAATTGGCTGCCCGTGCTCATCCGTTCCGTAAAATCCGGAGGCTACCGCATTGAAAGGAAGTCCCTTGATAATTCCTTCTTCATCCACCAGCATGATAACCGGTGCTTTAAAATAATCGAGTAACCGCTTTGTTTTCACAGTTTCAAAATGTCCGCCGATCTCTTTCTGAATCGCCTTGTAATTTTTAAAATCCAGATCAATAATAGAAATCTTGTTGTCTGTCGTAATTTTTATCGTCTCCATTTGACTTTCCTTTCATTTTCCACTACAATTTAATTGGTTTATTGTTTGAGCGCCCTTAGCTTGCCGGCTTATCTGGGTGCTCTTTTTTATCCCAGTAACAGGATTGCTGCTGACGGGAACAGAATCATTGCTCCGACCACAATCATTACTTCCAACAGGATCACTGCCAGTTCTTTTACATCTTCCCATTCCATGCTTGTCCTCCTTTCTACCGCCTCAGGCGGTCTTTATCTTTCTCAGCAAACATCTGGCAATGAACTCTGAGTAGTTCCGCAGGATCCTTGCCGTCTGCTCCGGTGTCTGATCTTTGTACACTTCATCATCAAAATGATACGTGCCGTCTCTGATTGATATTGTTTCTACTACCATCTATCCACCTCCCTGATTATGTTTATGTGCTACGGTTTGTACTTGTTTCCGGTCTCTGGTATAATTTTCCTATCAAATGATGAAAGGAATGATGAATTATGGCTGGATTTCAATGTCCATTTTGTTCGGCAGTAATGGCCGTAACACCTGATACTCAAAGAGTTCGATGTCCATCGTTCTCTTACCAAGACGAATCACTCTTTACACAAAAAAGGTCCAACTCATGTTTGGAAGTAAGTTTTTATCAATGTCCACATTGCAAAGAATATACCATTCTCGCTAAAGGAATTGGCTCCGCTGTTAAAGATGTTAATATTGCGATTCGTCCACAATCTCAAGCCCGTAAATATCCTGACTATATCCCCTTAGCAATCCGGTCCGACTACGAAGAAGCTTCTGCCATTCTTTATTTAAGCCCTAAAGCATCCGCGACTTTATCCCGTCGATGCCTACAAGGTATGATTCGTGATTTCTTCCAAATTTCTAAAGGTAATCTTTTCGAAGAAATTAACGCTATTAAAGATAAAATTCCGGCAGAACAATGGGCTGTTTTAGATGGTGTGCGCCGTATTGGAAATATTGGAGCACATATGGAAAAAGATATAAATCTTATTGTTGATATCGAACCAGATGAAGCTCAAAAGCTTATAAAGTTAATCGAACTTTTACTCCAACAATGGTATATTGAACGACATAATCAACAAGAACTCTTTGCTGATATAATCGGCATTGATCAAGCAAAACAACAGGAACGAAAGAAAACTGAGTAGGAAACTACTCTTTTTCTTTTGCACATGGATCATTTTCAGCAAGCAAATTTCCTTCAAAATCCCAATATTGTATGACTATCCTGCATTTATCCTTTTCTGTGCCAATTCCTCTAAGAGCCCTCGTCTCAATTACGGAAACTACTCTTGCAGAATCCGTTCCTCTTGGTCCCTTCATCTACTCACCTCCCTACTCACTGCTTTGTGTGTCTGTGGAGATTTCTTCACACATCCCACAACACGCTGATCACAAATGCATTCAATGACATTCCTCTGTTCTTTGCCTCTCTTTTCAGTTTCCGATATAACTTTTCCGGAAACCGGATCGTTGTCTGAATCATCTTTCCACCTCCTAATATCAAAATGATAGCAGTCTGTAAGAGGTTT